ACGTTAACGAACCGCCACCTAACCATAAACCACTAACCACTAACCAAGAACCAAGAACCATTAACCAAGAACCAATAAAAGAAAGAACAAGAGGCTCTCGCCTCTCTGCTGATTTTGTTTTGCCAAAAGAATGGGAAGATTGGGCTAGACAGGAAAGACCCGATTTAGATTTGCGGAGCGTAGGAGAGCAGTTTAGGGATTACTGGAGTGCAAAAGCGGGTTCAGGCTCTACAAAGTTGGATTGGCAAGCAACATGGCGCAACTGGGTAAGAAACCAAAAGATGTTGTTTAAACAAGCTGACATTGCAAGAACGACAGTGCCAGCAAGCTCAGGGCGTGACCCTGCGCTACAAAAACTTGATGAAGATGCTAGGTTGTCCAAACCAAACCCTGAAATACTGAAAATGATAAGAGAAGGTTTGCGAGGTAAAGTAGCATGAATGTTTTGCCCATAAACAGCTTTGAGGTCGAGCCTTGGCTTTTGGAAAAGCACTATGCAAAGCGTATGTGTCCAATTTCATATGCTTTTGGCTTGTACGAAAACACTCAGCTTGTGGGTGTTGTCACTTATGGTGTTCCAGCTAGTCCATTTTTGTGCATGGGAGTCTGTGGAGAAGAACACAAAGACATTGTTTTAGAACTTAACAGGCTATGTTTAAACGATGGAATAAAAAATGGCGCATCATTCTTAGTTGGCAAGAGTTTGCAAATGTTGCCCAAGCCAACAATAGTTGTTTCTTATGCCGATACATCAATGAATCACATTGGATATATTTATCAAGCTAGTAATTTTATTTTTACAGGGACAACAAAAGAACGAACCGATATGGCGGGAGAAGATGGAAAGCACAGTCGCCACAATCTTGGTATATCTGAAAACAGGATAAACAGAAGCGCAAAACACCGATACATTTATTTTGTTGGCAACAAACACCAAAAAAAACTATTGATGAACAAATTAAATTATTCGATTGAGGCATATCCAAAAGGCGATTCTCAGAGATATAACTCTGGCAAATCAGTTAAAACTCAACAACTTTTATTCGCATGACAAAATCAGAAGCAAATCAAATCCTTGACAAACACAAAGAAACACACAAACTTAGCTTTGCTGACACAAACAGAGCGCTTGCAATTACTGGAGACTATGAAGCAGATGGAAGCGAAAGAGTGGATTTTGAGATACAAGCGGAAGTTTCAAGAAGTTGGGACACAGGGCGTTTCTACATGGTGGTGGCAGACATTGCACGATATAGAGAAAAAACGAGGGTTACCAGCAACCAATGACTTACGCAGACGAATGAACATCATAAAAAGGGGATAACTTGCTATATCTTGGAATTGATACTGGTGTTGCAAATGGTGCGCTTGGGGCTATTGACCATGACGGGAATTATGTTGATTCTTTTATGATTGACCATAAAGACAAACACATTCTTGCGCTTGTATTCAAAAGCAGAATCTTAAGCATTGTTGACCCCAAAATAGGTGCTGAAATCTGCATGGAACAAGTCCATTCAATGCCAAACCAAGGGGTAAGCAGCACCTTTGCATTCGGCAGGGCTGTTGGGGTCATTAGTGCCGTTTGCGAGTTAACAAACTACCCGTTTCACCTTGTTACACCACAACGCTGGAAAAAACACTTTAACCTAACGGCAGACAAAAACGAAGCATTGGACAAAGCGAGGGAGTTATTTCCAAAGGCTAGAAGCACATTAAAGCTGAAGAAGGACATTCACAAAGCAGAGGCATTACTTATCGCCGAATACTGGAGACAGTGCCATGCCTGAGATTGAAGATAAAAAGGGTGTAGTGGTCAAGTTTGACCCTATCGAATACGAAGCACTGAGGGCAATAGGAGACGGAAACATCTCCGAAGGGTTTAGGGTTTGCTTACGCTGGGCAGTTCATTTTCATAGCATAGGTTTAAGGTCTGACGACAATTTAGATTATGTGGGGCTTTGCACAGTGGCAGATTAGTATCTAAAAAGGCTTTAAAAGTGCCTTAAAGGGGTTTTAATGACATGGGAATAGCAGGGTAGCAGTAGGCAAGAAAAAAGCCCTGAAGGGCTTGAAATAGGAAGTGCTTACTAACTTACATTACAGCCACAAAAGGTTTGCCGTATAGCTTCCATGTCGTGCCGTGGTGTTTATTGTGATTTTCAATATGCCAAAGAACATCATCTAGCATTGATTCGGCATCTACTTGTTTTGTATGCTCATAAAACCAGCTTTTGCCGTGTTGTTTATCAATTGTCCAAAAGTTAACTGTAATTTGTTCCATTTTCAAACCTTTCATTTTCTGAGAATAATTTTTAGAAGTAGTGCAATGGCAGCGTAAATCACTCTTGAAACTCTAACCCCATGCACTCAACAATGTCATCAGGAATGTCCCCACTGGATATGCGATAACAATAATCAATCCCATCATCCCATTTGCCACAAAAATCGCACCCAGTTTCAGCATAATATGCCTCAATTACATATCCCATATTTTTGAGTTTTTCATAGGCTTTAGTTGGGGGTGACCATGCGCTATCAAATGACACAAAAAACTGTCCACCATTAATTTCAGCAATATCATCATGTTCTGATTGATGACCAACATCCCATTTTGTTCCCCATTCAGCAACACAATAATCCCACCATGTAGGGTAACCATGCTTTTCAATATTTAATGCTTGTTTTTCATTTAATGCTTTTTGCTTTTCATCATCCCCAAATGAGCCACAAATTGTGTTGATTAAGTCTTGTGGACAAGGAACAAGGGTTTGCAAGAATTTGCCACTATTCCATGCATCTAATGCTTTTTTCAGCATTACAGGGTCAGAATGGCTAATTGTCATTGAATTGTTGCACCAGTTTGGCATTTTATTAACTCCTATTGATTGATTGAAATACTAGGCAAAACCTAGTCCACAAACCCCTAAATTTAAGAGTTTGCAGACTAAATTTTAGTATTCGCTGGTTAGCATATGAGTCCATGCATTGCCATTGAAACACGCAAACAGGCTTATTGAGTCCAAGGGAAAATCTGTGTGAGGGATGTATTGAGTCATCCAAATTAACCCATTGCCATCATCTAAGGTTAATTCGGCATCAGTTTCCCCAATTTTCTTGAGTTTAACAGATACAAATTCAGTGTTTTCGTTTAGCCCTTGTGTAGTCAAATGACTATCAATGGCATCAAATAACCAGTATGCCCCTGCTACTTCAGCAAGATACTTTGTGCCATCAGTAAGCACTGATTTTGTAAGAGAATTCCATTTATAGAAATTTTCAGACCCATAGAATTGTGATAAATCAATTTCGTTTTTTGTTTCCATGTTTACACCTATTTGAAACCCTAGGAAAATCCCTAGGTGCTAGGACACTGCAAGCAATGCCCTAAACCCTAGTTTTTAGCCCCATATCCCTATGATGAACATTAGACAAGCAAACCCTGTTAGGCTTACCACTACTATGATTTTGTCGATTTTTTCCATGTTTAAGCCTCTATTTCGAGAATTGTTGAAGTAGTGACCCATTCACCCCTATCACCATTCCAAGTTACATCAGGCAAAGTTATTTTGTAATATTTAACCACTTGCATAACTTCATCATAGGTTTTTTTGTAATCACACAATGGTGAACCCTGATGAATGAGAATCCAATTTCTTTCATTTGAAAATGATAAATGTGTTTTATGTTCCATGTTTACACCTATTAAGTTAAAGATAAACCAGTAATACGAAAACATTTACCATTGGACAATTCAACATCTATTGTGCCAAAGGGATGAATTTTGAGAATTTTTACTTGTTGCACTTTGCCAAAAATCGGCATCATGTAAATTTGATTAATTTGCAGTTTCATTGTGAACACCTATTGAATGAATGAGGCTTGATTGTGTGATAGTGTTAAACACTATACCATAGGGATAAACCCTAGGCATAGCATTATTTTTACAGTTGTTCGTAATCTAAACCATAACCCGCATATCCTAGGGTTGCACTGCCAGAAAACCATGTTTCCAAGTCATAATCACTTGCAACATGATATTCACCATTTTCAAAAACAACCCAATAATCATCAGCATTTTTATCAGATAAATAAATTGCCTGTTTAGCAGCTTGATTGTGTGTAGAAAATGCCATTTTATGCCCCTACTTTGTTTGACCATGCAATGCCTGAATCAGTGGCATGGTAAGTATGGCACTCGTTATCATGCGTTAAAAACCCACTACGCACAAGGGTATCCATAATTGATTGAAACTGGTTAAGGCTTGCCCCATGCCCCATTAATGCGGCATAAATAACCCCACTAGGTGCACCAGTAGGGCTAAGGTTAGCCGATTCTATGATGCCCTTACCTATGCTTTGCAGTGCTTTGATTTGTTGCAGTTGTTTATCCATTTTTAACACCTATTAAAAGATAACCTAGGAAAATCCCTAGGGCATTAGCCCCTACTGATAAGGGCTAAGAACCTAGAATTTAAGCCTGATAGTGTGGCTGGTAGTGTTTATTTAACTGCCAAAATTCTAGTATAGGTTGACCACTATCACCCTCGTTAACGCAAACATGGACAACTGTTTTCTTAACCTTAGCAAACCTTACACCGTCTAATACATCTATTTCAAAATTCAAACCATTGGATAATGCCCAAGGGTTAGAGGTAAGCCTATAGGTAAACCATTTGCCGCATGTTTTTTCTTGAAATTCACCAATGTTTTTAATGTCAAATTTAAGCATATTAAAACCTTTCAAAATCTAGCAAAATAGCTAGGTGTAATGGCACTGTAAACAATGCCATAAACCCTAGAATTTAACCCCTAAAACTATAAATATTTTCTGCTTTATAGGCGGATTCCTTTAAGTATTTTTCTGTTTTTTCTGCTTGAAAGATAACCCACTGTAACTGTTCAACAGTGTAGATTTTGTTTATGCGTTTGCCACTGCCATAGGCATGGGTAACACTATATTTCCCATCTTTGCGTTTGCCCTTAATGGTCAATGTGCTACCCGATAATCGACCATCTTTTTCAGTGGTGAATTCACCATAGGATTGTTTGAAAATTACAATGTTATTCATCATGTTAAAGCCCTTAGAAGTCCTAGAAAAGCCTAGGTGCTAGGATACTGTAAACAATACCCTAGACCCTAGAATTTATTAGGTTGTCAACCGATAATCATTGTCCCATGTTTCCATGAAAGCAGTTATTGTGTGGTCGGATACTGTTTCATCATCTTCTAACCCAAAAGGGATAATAGATGCCCAACCGATAATAGCGCCAGCAGTGTTTCGAATTCTTAGGGATGCTATTTCGACCGATTCTATGCACTCTATAATTGTCTTGTAAGCAGTAGAGCGTCTAACTTCCCACACTTCGCCATCCCATACCGAAACAGTATGACCATGCTTTAATGAGAATTTTACTAAGTGTTTATATGCTTTCATTTTAAAACCTTTTAATCAGCAGTCCAATATCGGACTCTATTTACTATGCACATACCATGCCAATATTTGACTTTCAGCAAATCCAGCCCATACAATGATAGTGGTCACTAACGAAGCGCACCAAAATGGTGATGTTAGTAAACACTCTGCACCAAATAAGGGATGTTAGTAGACGCTATTCACCAAAATGGTGCAATAACGATTCTCTGTGAAATGGTGTTTCATAATGTGAAACCTAATTTATTGTATTCTGAATTCAGTGTGTATATTACTGTAAGTTATCAAGTGGTAGGAGAATGGTGCATAGCCCTTATATGCAGTTACCCGACCGCT